AACGTACCAAGTCCTTCAGGATTTACTGAAACTCAACCAGCAAACAAATATTTAGAAGGTAATTATCTTGTTTCTAAATTAAGACACGTTGTTGTAAATTTAAGCCCAATGGAAAAGTCTTACACTATTGCAATGGAATTAATTAAAGGCTCTTATGAGGATGTTATATAATGACAACTAAGCGAATGGGAGAGGAAGGGTTGCGTTGGTTTGTCGGCATAGTAGTCGACAACGAGGACCCAAAACAACTCGGTAGAATCAGAGTAAGAGTGGTAAATGAAACGGATGATACAGCAATTCCTGTTAGTGATTTGCCCTGGGCAACACCAATCATTCCTATTACTTCAGCAAGTCTTAATGGTGTAGGAAGATCTCCTACAGGACTTCTTGTTGGGTCGCATGTGTTTGGTTTTTATCTAGATGGTCAAGAAAAACAGTTACCCATGATTTGGGGAACTTATGCCAAGCTTCCTGATGGTACTCAAAATAGTAATGATGTTCCTGCTCTTGCTAGAGGCATTAATACCATTCCTGCTGCAGCAGATCCTGATATAGCTTACCTTGAAGAACCGGAATCTTCTTATGGTGCTTTATATCCACACAATCATGTAATTCAAACTGAACGCGGACATGTTATTGAAGTCGATGATACTGACGGACATGAAAGAATTCGAATTCGTCATAGAAAAGGAACTTATGTTGAAATTAATGAAGACGGGCGAAAAGTAACAAAGGTTGTTAATGATGATTTTGAAATTGTTGTTCAAAATAAAAACGTTACTGTTGGTGGTACCTGCAATATAACAGTAGTTGGTGATTGCAACATTACTGCAGAAAAAACTCTTAGATTGACATCCAATAATAGCATTGTTCTAAAGGCTCCGGGTGGTGTACAAGTATTGGGTGGTGGAATATTTACAGATGGTTCTCTTGGAACTACACTTGGAGCTAAAACATCTTTCCACTTATTAGATAAGGTCGTTACTGTTGTAAATGGCATTATCACTGATGTAACTTAAGGAATTAAATTATGGATAAAACTATTAAAGAAATTGATAATATGGTTCTGCAGATCACAAGCACTGTTGACTGCAATGCTTTAGAGCTTTTGGTAAGTGAATATGTTGCATCTATTCAACAAATAATTGAAGATAAAATTGCAGACCAAATTAGCATAGCAGAAAAAGCTTTTCCTCTTTTAAAGTTACCTTCTCCAGATCCAGTATCTATTGTAAAGTGGTTAGGAAAGTTGATTGCTGGTGATGCTGCTTTACAGTTGCAATCATATATTACACAAGCTGTTGAAATTATCCAATTGTCAAAGAACGTAGTTAAATTAATAAATGCAGTAAGTAATGTTGAAGAAACCTTAAAGGCTTGTCTTATCACATTAGAGGCAGAAACTTTAGGGATAATCGAGGCTACAGTTACTGCTCAAATCAAGCCTATTTTAGATAAGGTCAATGAAACTCAAAATCTTATCAACACTTTAACTACGATCTCTTTAGATGGATTACTTCTAGATACATCTAACCCAGATGCGTTTTTAACTAGTGTTGATACTAAATTGGCGATTTTACAAAGCGCAATAAGTAGTATTACTCCGGAAGATATTGCAGTTCCCCCAGCATAAAGAGAAAAAAATGGCATCATTTAAACAAGAGAAGTTTACTGCTATCCAGGCTCAAACAGACCTGTTTAGTGACATGTACACGAACTTCGTCGTGCATCCAGAACTTCACGATCTTGTCACTAAGAAAAACGAAGAGGCTATCAAACAGGCTATCATTAATCTACTATTCACTAACAAGTATGAAAGACCATTTAACCCAACATTTGGTTCTAATTTAAAGAAATACCTCTTTGAGCCTATCAACTCGGTAACTACCTCCAGCATAGAGAATGAGATCAGATCCTGTATCGAAAACTATGAACCTCGAGTTAAGATCATCGACTTGGTGGCTACTCCATATGAAGAAAAGAATGCTTATGCAATAACTCTTACCTTTTATATAATAAATAATAGTAATCCGATTACATTAACCACATTACTTTATAGAGTAAGATAAAAATGGCCAATTCTAGTATCTCACTAACAAGCCTAGATTTCGCTGATTATAAGAACAGCCTCAAGACTTTCTTATCTTCTCAGAATCAGTTCAAGGATTACAACTTTGAATCTAGTAATCTTAATGTTCTTCTAGATCTTTTAGCCTATAACACATATCAAAATGCATTTTATATGAATATGATAGGCTCTGAGATGTTCCTAGACACCGCCCAGCTTCGTGACTCAGTGGTTCTTAAGGCTGTCGAGCTTAACTATACTCCAAGGTCATTCCGTTCTTCTTATGCTAAAGTAAATCTTGCTATTTCTGGTGTACCTAATAATCCTCTTTTATTGACTATTCCTGCAGGCACCTCGTTCACTGGTAAGGCTGGATCAAATACATATACATTCTCTACTAACCAGAACCTTGTAGTTGAGGCTTCTGGAAATGGAGTCTTTAATGCAAGTAATGTAGAAATTTATGAAGGAACTCCTGTTACAGACACCTTCGTAATTAAGCCATCTGCAACTGTTGACAACCAGCAGTTTATTTTATCTAATCCCACTATTGATACTGAGTCATTAACCGTGGTGAGTATTGAAAATGGTGGTGCTAATGTTATCCCTTATTTACTATCGACAACTCTTTTAGACATTAAAGAAACCACTCCTGTGTATTTTTTACAGGGTTCTGATAATAGTCAATACCAGATAATTTTTGGTGACAATGTTGTGGGACGCAAGCCTCTTGACAACTCAGTAGTTTCTGTGAGTTACCTAGTGACGAATGGCCAGCTACCAAATGGCATTGCAATCTTCAGTCCTAATAGCACTATTGGTGGCGGCACAGTTACTGTAACTACTGTTTCTGCTGCTACCGGTGGTGACATTGCAGAAGATATTGAATCGATTCGTTTCAATGCTCCTCGGTATTATGCTACACAGGAAAGAGCTGTTACAACTACGGATTATGAAACTCTATTACAAGTAACATATCCTGAAATTCAAGCCTTATCAGTTTATGGTGGTGAGACTACAACTCCTCCTCAATATGGTAAAGTTATTATTTCTATGAAATTGTATAATTTTGATATTGTTCCTCCTTACAAAGTCAATGAATACACAGAGTTCTTAAAGGTTCGTGCACCACTAACTATTACTCCTGTGTTTATTGAACCAGAATACACATATGCAAGTGTTACTACCAATGTGAAGTATAATGTCAATCAGACAACGTTACAGCCAGCAGATATTTCTGCATATGTAACCACTGCTATTCAAAATTACAGCAGAGATAATCTTGAAGACTTCAAGTCCACTCTATTGTATTCTAAGTTAGTTTATGCAATCGATAATGCTCAGTCAACTATCATCAGTAATGAAACTGATTACACGGTGATGAAGAAGCTAATTCCATCGATGCAGGGTAATAAAAACTACCAGTTAAATTTCAAAATGGCTATTAATTCTAATCTTCCCCCAGCTGTAGCAAATCACGAAAGTAGAGATGAGCACGCTGTTCAAACTAGTAAATTCATTTATAATGGATTGCTTGTTAATATTGAAGATGATGGTAATGGTAATCTTCGTATCGTTGAAGAACGAAGCGATGGGTTACATCATACCGTAGTAGATACCGGCGTAGGTAATGTAAATTATGAAACTGGTACAATCAATATAACTAACTTCTATACTTCAAGCTACTTCGGTGATTCTATCCGAGTTTATATAATGCCAAGAAATAAAGATAATAGCACTAATGAAAATGTAATTTTTGAAATTCCCAATGATGAAATCAAGGTATCAGTACAGATCGTAAGACAGTAATGAGTGTATCAGAAAAAACTATTTCGAATCTAATTCAGAGTCAGTTTCCTGCATTCTATAATGAATCAGGTCCGACTCTAATTGCGTTTGTTCAAGCTTATTATGAATGGATGGAGCAAGAAGGAAATCCTATCTATCAGGCTCGTAATCTATTAGAGTATAATAGGATTGATTCTACTGTAGAAGAATTCTTAGTTCATTTTAGTAACACATACCTACAAGGTCTTCAGTTTGCTTCTGTTGCTGAAAAAAGATTAACCGTAAAGAAAATTCTTGATCTTTATAGAGCAAAGGGAAGCCTTCGCGCACTCAAGCTTCTATTTCAGTTAGTATTCAAAGAAGATATCGAGGTATATCTTCCAGCTACAGATATTTTAAAACCATCTGATGGTGTGTGGACAGTTCCTCAGTATTTGGAAATATCTAACACTTCTAGAAATAAAGAATTCGTTGGTAAGCAGATTACTGGGTTCGCTTCAAAAGCGACAGGGTATGTGGACCGTCTTGTTCGTAAGAGAATTTCCTCCAAGTATGTTGATTTATTCTTTGTAACCAATACCTCAGAAAATAATTTTAGAGTAGGAGAATTATTAACCTTTGATAATGATTTGTCCAAACCTTGCCCAAGTGTGCTAGGATCTTTAAATTCTCTACTTGTTTCTGATGGTGGTGCTGAGTTAGCAGTAGGTGAAATTGTATCTCTAACTTCTGATTATGGCAGGGGCGCAACAGCAAGGATTACCGAAATAGAAGATACCACAGGTGTTGTTAATTTTAAATTAGAGCCAACAGTAGATAATCTTGGCAAATTAACAGGGTTTGCTGATGGTGGTGATGGTGGTTGGGGATTCAGTAAGCTTTATTCTAATGTGTTTATTTCTAATGCTGTAATCACTTATGCTAATGTTCAACTATCCGGAGCGAATGCATTCTTAAATAAGTTTGTTGGGGTGTCATTTAATAGAGTTCCAATTACTCTTGCTGGTGTTGCAATTTCTAATACAACAGGTGGGTTTACTTGTACTGCTGCTAATGTTGCTATTTCTGATCGTGTTACAATCACCGGAACACTAGGTGGCACTGGTACTATTACTGGTTATACTACTGGAACTGAATATAAAATTGATACTGTTACTGGAGTTGCTCCAAATGTAACTGCATTTACATTAAAAACTACTGCTAATGTCGCCATTGTTACCACTGCTGGCACACCAACTGGTCTAACATATACTGCTACATTAGCTCCTGTAACAGCTAATGCTTTCCTCTTTACCAATACAGCTATGGGTCTTATCAATCTATCAGATGGTATAACTAGTCGTTACAACAGAATATATACCTCTACAGGTAATGCTCAACTAGTAACTGTTTCCAGTGGTAATTTCGCTAACATTGAAATAGGTACAGTGAACTCTACAGAAACTGTATTCAATTACACAGATATGGTTGGCGGTAATAATGTTTCTAATACTGCTTATCTAAGTCTAGCCTTAAACTCTACTGCTTATGGGTTCCCAAATTATCCTTTTTGTAATGTTTCTACGGGACAATTAGTTGATATTTTAAACTTACAGATTCTAGAAATAGGCGAAATTCAAAACATCATCAAAACTGGTGGTGGTATTGACTATGATACTGCTCCTTTCGTAGAAATTTATCAGCAGGGTATTGCAACACAAAATAAACAAGATCATATTATCAATATTGTAAATGTGTCTAAACCTTATATTGTCGGTGAAGTGATAACGCAAAATGTTACAACTACATCAGCACAGCAGTTAAATCTAACAGCGCCATCTGCCGCTTTCCAAGTTAATGAATATGTGTACCAAATCAACAGCACTCCAACAGGAACATATGTTGCTAATACTCAAAGCAATCTATTCAGAGCTAACACAGGAACTCCTGATTTTACCTCAGCCTTTACAGCTGGCCAAAAGCTGGTTATTAAAACGGGTGGTGTTAATAGTATTAGAGTTATCAATAATGTTGTTAATAGCACTGCACTTTATTTAAACACAAATACTGCTACTTCTAATGGGCAGTCGGCTGTCTTTATTGTTAAAAATGAAGGCATAATTGTAGGATTACCAACAAACACAGTTATCAATTTCGTAAATACCACAAGTTCTGCTTGGGTCACTACAGCTAATGTTTTTGGATTAACTTCTAACTCTACCTCTGCTGTAGCTAATGTTAATGGCTCAATATATGCTACTGCTATCGGAAAGATTAAAGTAGCAAACAGCACTCAGTTATCTGTTCGTCGTCAGTCTCTTCAAGACTTTTCTTCTGCTAATGGAGATTCTATTATAGGAAAATCTAGTGGCGCAACTTCTAATGCTAGTATCGTAACCATTGATACAACATCAGGGTTTGCTGGTGTTAACGCCAATGTTTCTGCCAACGTGGTTACTGCTAACGGTACAGTTTCAGCTTTATCTGTAATAACTTCTGGATATGGCTATGTTGAAGGGGAAATTCTAGAGTTTACGTCAACATCAAATTCACAACATGTAGGTTCTGTTAGATCAACCATTGGTGCTAAAGGTGCGGGTTCTGGGTTTTATTCCTCCACCAGAGGCTTTTTAAGTGATGATAAATATATACAGGATGGTGATTATTACCAAACTTTCTCATATGAAATTAACTCGTCTATCGATGTAAGTAAATACTATGATATGGTTAAGGCTGTTGTCCATACTGCGGGTACAGCTCTATATGGTAAAGTTATAAAGAAGTCTACTATTGAAACCGCACTAGACATTAGTAATTCAGGCAATGGACCGATACAAGCATGACAACGACACAGCTAGTCACAAACAACTATAGATTGATGAATGCCGAGAGTTTTATTAGCTCTGTTGGTACATCTTTCTATTATGCTTTTGCTGGATCAAGTAATCCTTGGACTGGCGGAACTGTTCCTGCACTTTATGATAATCCTGGCATTGTACAGTTCGATGCATATAACAATATGATTTTTGGTAAAAAGCTCCAGACCACAGACGTTTCTTTGATGATTAATTCTTATCAATGGATTTCTGGCACAGTATACGACATGTATGATGATCGGGATACTACCCTTTCAACTAAGCAGTTTTTCGTTTGGACGTTTGAAGGTTCTTTTTATTATGTTTGGAAATGCTTAAACAACAATAATGCTATAGAGTCTACATCGGAGCCACAGTTTAGTGATACTGGAGCGAGTGATATATATTATGAAACCGCCGATGGTTATCAGTGGAAATACATGTATAGATTTTCTCAATCGATTTATGCTAAATTCGCGACAGACCTTTATATCCCAGTAGTTCCTGACTCTAACGTAACAAGTAATGCTGTTTCAGGAGCAGTTGATGTTATTGTTCCGGTCAATGCTAATGGCATTATTGTAAGTTCAACAGGCAAGGGTTATGACAACTATTATGCAGGAAACTTGACCTCTACTAGTGTTTCAAACATCAATACTCCATTAGTAACCTTAGATTCTGGTGCTTCTACAAGAAATGATTTTTATACTGGTTGTTTTTTCCGTATTACTCAAGGAACAGGTTCTGGTCAATATAAAGAAGTTACAGGTCACGTTTCTAATAATTCTGGCACATTCATTACATTGAGAACTAAATTAGACACTATTCCCGATAGCACATCAACATATACCATTTCTCCTGGTATTGTTGTTCGTGGTGCTGGGGATGATTATATCGATGAAAATGGAGCTGCTGATGCCAATATTCCTGCCAACAGAGTAGCAGCAATTGCCTTGATAAATGCTAACACAGGCAATAGCATTTATCGAGTTGAGATATTAGATCGTGCTGTTAATGTTATGTCTGCCGGGGCATATGTTAATGTTTCTTCTCAGGTAAATGTTACTGAAGATGCTATCTTCAAGGTTATCATCGGACCAAAGGGTGGTCATGGCGCGAATGTAGCAGCAGAGTTATATTCTTCTCATGTCGGTGTTAACGTAAACTTTGCCAATAATGAGAGTAATACTATTCCAGTGGTCAATTATATCCAGACTGTAGGTTTGATTGCTAATCCATTATTCGCAAATGTAGCATTTACTACGACTGGTAATAATGGTGTGTTTCAAGTAGGTGAAACTGTTACCCAGACTGTTGGAAGTAATAGTGCAAGTGCAGTAATTACTAGCATATCTCCTTTACAAGTAACCCGTGCAACTCCAGGCTGGGTTACATCAACAAACTCTACCGTAGGAACAATTATCGGTGGTAGCTCTGCAGCTAATGCTCAGATTAATGCCATAAGTATTTGCGATATCACTAAGGGGTTTGGAACCTTCCAGCAATTATATCGATATAATGGATATTATACTGGTATCCCATTCACTTCAAATGAAATTGTTTATCAGGGTGCCAATACTCCTCTAACGAATACCGCATTAACTCAAGCTGAAATAACTCTTGGATATAACACTTCTGCTCGATTCCATTCTAACAATGTAAATGGAACCACAGTTTATCTAACCTCTAAACTCGGTCGGATTAACTCTGCCAACACTCTTACTGGACTAGCAAGCGGTGCTATTTTTACTATAAATACAAAGAACGAACCGGATTTAATACCTGAAAGTGGTGATGTGCTGTACTTAGAAAACTTCGACGCTGTGACTAGATCTAATACTACTTCTGAAACAGTTAAATTAATTCTGTCCTATTAAATTAGAGGATAATAATGCCTATTCAAACCGACTTATCTGTAGCACCATATTTTGATAACTTTGATTCAACAAAGAACTATCAACAGGTTCTTTTCAAACCAGGCGTTGCCCTTCAGGTTAGAGAGCTTAACACTCTACAAACTACATTTCAGAATCAGATCGAAAAGTTTGGCGATAATATCTTCAGCAAAGGAACTATTGTAAGCGGTTGTAATTTTACATATTTATCAAATTATCCTTATGTTAAAGTTGTAAACGTTCAGAACGATGGCCAACCAGCCGACGTTGGAGCTTATGTTGGATTGTATGCTACTGCAGCAACTTCAAACCTCAAAGCTTATATCTTATCCTCTAATTCTGGTTTCGTTTCTCAGGCTCCAGATCTAAACACCCTGTTCGTTCGTTATATTAACTCTGGTAATACCGGAGCAGTTACTGCTTTCTCGCCCTCAGATTCACTAACCTTAACTGATGCAAATAATTCTATTTTCCAGGTAAATGTTCCAACTGGTGGCACTGGTTTAGGTTTAGCTAATACAGACTCAGTTGTGTTTATGTCTGCCTTAACTATCTCAGGAAATAGTGCAGTTTTTACTGCTGGTAATACAGTAAATGATCCAGTATCTGGTGCTCGTGCTGTTATCACAGAAGTTAATGCTACAGCTATTGCAAATACTCTATTAGTTAAGGTTCGTCCTTTTGCTAATGATATGGCAAATTCTTCATTAACAACTTCTAATAATTGGACATTCAATTCTGGCAACAGTGTTACTATTAACTATGGTAATGGCACATTAATTACAACAGCAACTATTGCTTCTGTTATCGGATCTGGTGCGACTGGGGTTCCCGTAACAGATGCTGTTGGTAAAATTATCACAGTTATAACTTCTAGCTCAGGTAATGGATATTTTATTGCTCCATATACCACAGTCAAAACCGCAAACAATTCAGCTACTATAACATCCATTATCGCTGATCCCATATCAGCATTAACTGCTCAAAATTTTAAAGCCCAAATAACAGTAGCTAATAATGCTCAGTCAGTATCTGCAAACGCTAGTATTCTTGATTACAACACTCCTCCTACTGGTATGGGTTATGCCTTCAGTGTTTCTGCTGGTACGATTTATCAAAAGGGGTATTTCCTTGATGTTCTACCGCAAACTGTTGTCGTTAGAAAATATGCAAATACCCCTGATGCAGTTTCAGTAGGATTTGATACTTCAGAAGCAATTATCAATAGTAATATTGACCAGTCTCTACTTGACAATGCTACAGGAACGTTTAATACTCAGGCTCCTGGTGCTGATAGACTTAAGTTGACACCAAATCTAGTTGTAGTCAATACTGCTGCAGCTGCTGGTAATACTCTATTCTTCCCCATCACATCCTTTACCGCTGGTTCTCCTTATCTTCAAAATCAGCAAACCCAATACAATATTATTGGTGATATGATTGCAACGCGGACAGCTGAAACTGATGGTGACTTCGTATTAGATCCTTTTGACGTTCAATTTAAAGCAGCAGCTGCAAACAATACTGCAAACGGCGCATTTGCTCAGGCTAATGTATTCACTTTAATTGTTGATCCAGGTCAAGCCTATATCTCTGGTTATCGTGTAAAGACATATGCTAATTTCTATGCTAACGTAAGACAAGGTACTGATGTAAGTAGCAGCAATGTCACTATCAATACCAGCTATGGCAATTAT